TGAGGATGGCGCCCTCTAAGGCGTCGCCCCAATCACAGGCTTCGTTACCTCTGAATGGGTCGGGATCAGGCTTGCCTTCGATTGCGGCCAGTGCCTTGGCAAGCTGATCGTTGGGCGTTTTGTACGGCGACATATTCATAATTACCGGAATGACCGAAGCGGTTATGATGTCGTCAGGGGTTTTCTTTCCTACCATTTTATCCTCCAAAAAATTGTGATGATTTTGCCATCAGCGCCCACATGTTATATTCAGTGGTCACCGCGTTTGTGCAAAACGCCAGCCCAAATGCCATTAGCAACAGCATGCCAATTGTGTCTTTAAGCATTACCCTCTCCCATATTTTGATGGTTTCTTTAATCGCTCGTCGGGCGTTTTCGGCGCCAACGCCGTCCAGCCGTTAATGTGTAGCCGGTACGCGCTACACACGATCTCACCGCCAACCCAACTCTCACCACGCGAGATGTGCGTGATGAGGCTCTTGTTGTCGGTGCGCTTGCAAGCCAACGCGATTGCGTCGTACCTGTCGAAGATCGGGCCAGTCACAACTGGACGCGTGAACGGATTGCTCACGACGTACCAGAGTTTGACGCGGTCTACTCTAATCTGTTTCATGTTTACCCCCTGTTAAACCTTGCCCAAGCGGCTTTGCTCTGGGCTTCGTCAATGCCAATCACTTTAAGCGTAGCTCTCGCTGAGATAACAATGCCTCGACAGTTTTCCCAATAATCGCCGCCAATGTCATCGGCATAAAATGTTGCACGGCTTCTTAACTCAGCCAACTCAGGTGTATCTTCGGCACTGATGTAATAATGGGCTTTGGTTTCCTTGATAATCTCAGGTGCCTCACAATCACACTCGACGTGATCGCGGTAATAGACTTTAGGTATTTTATAAATGTTTTCCATTTCAATCTCCCTTTCGGGCGAGGCTGTTAAGCCGCCGCCTTTTTCTCTGCGATTACTGTCCAAGCCTCATCGACATCGTCAGCCAGACGACCCAAGTGATACATTAGCTCCCACTTGGTGTAACTCTTTTCCTTGTGACAAACGCTACGCAACCACTTGACCTGATAATTGTCGTGACGACCATAAAGCATTTCGCAACCAGCAAAGAAAACGTCACCGTGACAAAAGTCATCAAACTCAGGCAGCTTGGCGACCAGACCGTTTGGATTGAACAAGTTAAAGCAAACGATTTCATTCTTGGTCATGCCGTTGATGTGCGTTGCAGTGTCAAACACGTACTCTGTAGTGAATTTAGCCATTTGGTAATCTCCCTGATTTCCCTAGTTTGTCCCTCTTACCTATTATATATAGGGATGCTATCTACATATGACAAGACCAATATTGCATATTATTTGAATTAATATCAAAAAAATATCACTATGCCTTTAATCGCCCAAATTTGCCCGCTGACGGCATGTAAGTGTTTTGGGGCATAAGTGTACCAAAAAGAAGCCAGAAGCGTTTTTTGCTTCCAGCAACGATCACAGAAGGGTCATAAAATGAGTGAAGTTAAACCAGTTTTGTTGAGGCTCAGAGCCTCGACCATCGAAATGCTAAAAGCCGAGCTAGATGTGTCGGCTCACCGCAGTCAGTCGTCTCTTGCCGATGAGTTGTTGGTCAGACAGCTTGAGGCAAATGCGCGGCAACGCAACATGCAGTTTGAGATGGATCGTCAGGCGGGGCGGGTCTGATGCGTGCCGGGGGTGGTCGCGCCAAGGGGGCAGCGTTTGAGCGACATATCGCGGGCATGTTGTTCGATGAGTTGGGTATAAAGTTTAAGCGCAACCTTGAGCAGTACCAGATGAAAAATCTGGCAGACCTGACATCATCAGACACATCGTTTCCATTTTTACTGGAATTAAAAAGATATAAAGATTCCGTGTCATCTTCTTGGTGGGATCAGATAGTGACCGCCGCCCGCACGTCTGACGGCAATCCTAACGACTGCCTGCCGTGCCTGATCTGGAAGCTAGACAGGCAGGACATTAGTGTGCGGATACCTATTGAGGCGCTGGCAAGGTTAGGGCGGCCACTGGCTCAGGATGTGGCTGAGGCATACGACTGGCGCTACACGGCGACGCTGTCTTGGCCTGACTTCATTATGGTGTGCCGTGACTTGATGGCGAGGGAGTAGATTATGCTCAGGATGCTCGACCTATTCAGCGGCATTGGTGGTTTCAGCTACGCTGGCGAAAAGCTAGTGGGTGGCTATGAGACAGTTGCGTTCTGCGAGTATGATAAACACGCGCAGAAGGTCTTGCGTAAGCATTGGCCGGATACAGAGATAATTGATGACGTTAGGGAGTTAGCGAATGACGCAGAAAGATTCAGAGGATCAGTTGACATTATTTGCGGCGGATATCCTTGCCAGCCCTTCTCGGCTGCCGGGAAGCGCAGAGGCGATAAAGATGACCGACACCTCTGGCCGGAAATGCTTAGAATTATCCAAGCTGTCAGGCCGACTTGGGTTATTGGAGAAAATGTTGCTGGACACATCTCTATGGGCCTCGACGAGGTGCTATCTGACTTGGAAGCCAAAGGATACCAAGCAAGGTGCTTTGTTATTCCGGCTGTCGCCGCAGATGCCCGCCACCGCAGAGACAGATGCTGGATTGTGGGCTACTCCGAACTCAATGGATCATCTGCCGCAGCGGTCAGAGGAAAGCCTCAAGAAGATGGCGGGAGGCCACCGGAAGGGCAGGGCATTACCAAGCAATCTGCGGGAACAGGTAGACCCAGAGACGGTCAGGAAGTGGCAAGAGGCTCAGGAACCGAAACTATGGGCAACGCCGACAGCGGTGCAGAGACGGAACAGGGCGCTGGACTTAGTGGAAAACAATTCGACGGTGCGCCGCCGAGGGAGTGGGCAAAAGAGGGGCATAGAACTGCCAACGCAAGTCAAGATGTACCCGACGCCAGCGGCGAGGGATTACAAGGGGATGTCGGGCAAGGGCAGGCAGGAACGCAAGGGCAATCCGAAGGATACCCTGCCCAATGCCGTTGGTGGGAGCCTGAACCCGCAGTGGGTCGAGTGGCTAATGGGATACCCGGTCGGGTACACCGACTTAAACAATTAGGTAATAGCATCGTGCCTCCGTTGGCGGCGCGGATATTGTGGGCTATCAAGGAGGCGCACAATGGCTAGGCCAATGTATGAGACGCAAGCCGACCGCAACAACGAGCAGCGCGTGGCTGAGTTGCTGGCGGAGAAGGGCTACACGCTTGTGAAGCTACCGCTTCAGTACAAGCTGGACTTCGCCATTATTGAGGATGAGCTGGATAAGGTTGTGGGCTTTGCTGAGTTAAAGGCCAGAACGGTTGAGATCAATAAATATCCTACGGCAATGATATCCTTGGCTAAGGTGGTTAAGGCGCACGACATTTCCGCTTGCACGAATTTGCCGTCGTATTTTATCGTATTGTACAAGGACGCGTTGGCGCGGATAAACTTCGCCAGCGAATTCTCTGTCAATATTGGTGGTAGGTCAGATCGAGGTGATCCACAAGATCGTGACGTTTGTGCCTACTATCCAATTGAGGGGTTCACGGTTGTGAGCCAATTTTGAAAAGCTGAAAACGGAAAAGGAAACGTAAAATGGCTTTAGGTTTTGTGAATGAGAATGGCGGTGACGGTTCAGCAATCGTGCCGATTTTGAAGTATGACACGCGTGGTGGTTACATCATTAAGGTTGACCGGCATCAGGATGAGGGCGGCACTTGGGTCAAGGATGAATCCGAACTGGAGTATCCGGTTAAGGTTGCGATGGATTTGGAGAACATTAAGGTCGGCTGGCTCGGCTTTGTTGGTGGCGCGCCAGACTTCCACCTAGTCAACATTGGTGAGCCAATGCCAGCACGTCCAAGCCCTGACCACAATCAAGGCTTTCAGGTCAAGCTATGCAACAAGGAGCTGGGGCTGCGTGAGCTGTCTTCCGGCGCAAAGACTATGACCGTGCCGTTTAATGATTTGCACAACGCATACGAGGCTCAAAAGGCCGACAATGTGGGTAAGGTGCCGGTCATTGAGTTTACCGGCAGTGAGCGTTACAAGGTCAACACGCCAAATGGTGAGCTGACCTTCAAGAAGCCGGTGATGGTTATCTCCAGTTGGGTTGACCGTCCGGCAACCTTAGATGGCGCACAAGCGCCACAAGAACCTGCGCCGACAGTGTCAGCGCCTGCTATGGAAGCCGTTGCCACCTCGGCGGCTCCGCCAGCGGGCAGCGACCTGTTCTAGCGCAGTAGGTAGCGGCGGTCAGGGTTTCCCTCCCTTTCCCTGATCGCCGCTACCGCTTTAGCAAAGGGATAAAGGGGCAGGAAAGGGTTTTAGTTATGACAAATATATCGGCTCACATTGAGCAAATAGCGAGGCATTATTGGGGCGAACCTAATATGAAGCTGTCGCAGAAAGGCCGGACGCTACGGTTTGGCAATCGAGGATCGCGCGAGGTGCATCTGGGCAAAGGCACTTGGTTTGATTTTGAAACCAACGAGGGCGGTGGCTGCGTGGACTTGGTTCGCATGAACGAGGGCGCCACAATTGCCAGCAACATCCCCGAAATTTTAGAGCGCAAGTTCGGCATACAGCGTCAGGCTCAGCAGTCTTTGCAGCCAGCGCGGTTTATGTCTGCGGTGTATGACTACATCGACGATCAGGGCGAGGTGCGCTATCAGGTGCGCCGGTTTGAGCCTAAAACGTTTCGCCAGTGTCGCCCAGACGGTAAGGGCGGGTGGCTGTTCAATATGGATGGCGTCGAGGCGCTACCGTATAATCTGCATCACATGATAACCAACCCAGACGCGCCGGTGTTTATCGTCGAGGGCGAGAAGGCGGCACAGCGGCTATCAAAGCTAAAGCTGGTCGCCACAACGTCTCACGGCGGGGCAAAGAAGTGGCAGCCGGTGCTTAACCAGTATTTTGCTGGACGCAATGTCGTGGTCTTGGCTGACAATGACGACGCAGGGCGTGAGCATGCGGATATCGTGATCGGTAATCTGTTTGGCGTTGCTGGCCGCATAAAGCGGGTGGAGCTGGACGGACTACCGACCAAGGGCGATGTCGTTGACTGGCTCGACAGCGGCAATGGGGTAGACGACCTGATGGCGGCGGTAAAGGCTGCGCCTACGGTGTCTGAGGCTCCCGCGGTAGAGGTTGAGGCGGTTGAGGTTGAGGGCGACGGCCTAGACTACTTTGAGTTTGTCGGCGCTGACTACATCCGCAATATGCCGCCGATTGAGTGGGCTATCGGTGAGGGTGACGACGGAATCATAACCGAGAATGGCCTGACCGTGCTTTACGGCGCACCGGGGGCTGGCAAGTCGTTTATCGCGCTGGATATGGCACTGTCTATTGCAAACGGCGTTGAGTGGCAGGGCATGCCGACCAAGATGGGCAAGGTCTTGTATATCGTTGGCGAGGGGTTAGCCGGGATCGGGAAAAGGCTGTCTGCGTGGGAACAGCATAAGGGCATCCGCACTAACGACAATTTGCACGTCCTGCCAATCGCGGTGAACTTCAGGGATCAGTCGGAAGTCGAGAAGCTGATGCGGTCGATTGATAAGGCTGGGTCTGGCTGGTCGATTGCGTTTTGTGACACCGTCGCCAGATCGCTTGTCGGGGCTGACGAGAACAGCAGCCAAGAAATGGGGCTTTGGGTGGCCGCCGCCGACAGTATTAAGTCGCATTGCAAGTGTGCGTTTGTCGGTGTTCATCATTCCGGGAAAAATGTGGCAAACGGTATGCGCGGGTCGTCAGCCCTGCTAGGGGCGGTCGATACGTCGCTGGTCGTCACAAAGGATGAGGAATATGTGACGATCAGGGTAGAAAAGCAAAAGGACGCGACGCCAGTAGATGATCAGGCGTTTCGTATGACCGAGGTGGCTATGATATCCGGCACGTCTGTCGTGCTTGAGCGTGTCGATGGTGATGCCGTGCCTAAGAAGAAGCGGGCAAAGGGGCTGACAGCTAACCAGCAGCTTGCCCTTGAGGCGCTGAGAAATGCGATGATAGATCGCTCAATTGACCGCGTTGCGATGACAATTTGGAGCGAAGAACATAGGGCAAAATGTCCGGATTTAGACCGCAGAAGGGCGCAAGAGGCACGTCATTCGCTAATTGAGGCCAGAATTGTGGGGTCGGACAAACATACGGCTTGGGTAATCAATGAAAACAAATAGTTATCAAGAAATGTCCGGTGTCCGCCGGACATGTCCGGTGTTTTGCGGACGTGTCCGTCCTGTCCGGTTTCCCTTAGGGAACCGGACGGACACTATCCGGACGGACGGACAGACAGGAAAAGGGGTAAGATAATGGCGACTAAAAAGACAACGAGGCCGAGGCCAAAACCTAGCAAGGTTTACTATCAGGCTACTCAGCCAGCAATGCGTCGGATGCAGGACGCGTTGCATCGGTATGATGATGTCGTGTCGGAGGTTGAGGGGCGATGGGGTGTAGACCGGCTGGTGTGGGTGTGTGGCAGCAGCGATCTGCGTGACAGGTTTGAGCAACAGATGGATAGGCTCAATGTGGCGATAGATAAATGCGATCCGTCCATCGAGCATGAGGTTGAGGTGACGCTGCGTGGTGTGGCGGCGTTAGAAGCTGCCGCCATTGCTGCTGGCGCGAAACCTTTGACCGGTGACTACATTGAGGGCAGGATGCCTGACGGTAGGGTAATAGCGATTACGGCAACAGGATATGAGGCGGGCAAGGTAAAGCGCGACAATCGTGAGATGGTCGTGTATTCTGTTGATGAGGTAGGGCGGATCATTGAGGGGTTGAACAAAGACGCGCCTGTGGTTGATGCTATAAAGAACGCTTTTGCCGGAGCTGAGGTTCAGAGCGTGAAGCCGGTTAAATATGACCTAGACGACGAGATTCCGTTTTGAGTGGGGTTCGTAAAGTGGAAGACATAGACAACGAGCGCGACGATGTGCTGAAGGATCGCGAGTATATGCTCCTCGGCACGTCCACTTGGATTGACGTGAGAAACCTCACGGTGAACGTGCAGCGGGTCGGTAACAGCGTGAAGGTGGATATCTGGCCGAGGGAATTGATGCGGGGCTATGAGCCTATAGCAAGCGTTGAGGTTCCGTTTAGAGAGGGGAAGGATAATGATAACGCCGGGGGATGGTAGTTGGCAGCGGATGCTCGATCAGGATAGATGCCCGAAGTGTCGAAGCCTGATGACAAAGCTGGTGAACGAACAAAAGATGGTCAGGCGTGAGTGCTTGGTCTGCAATTTAACGATAAACGAAATGGATGGCGAAGATGAAAAGGGCTGAAGTTTTAGACACGGCGAAAGAATATGTGACAAAGGATCGCGCCGCCGATCACGGCAATATGGAAAACAACTTCACAACGATTGCGAAGTATTGGTCAAACCATTTGGGTCACGATGTCACGCCAATAGACGTGGGCATAATGATGACGCTGTTGAAGATAGCGCGATTGAAGGGGAATCCGTATCATCAGGACAACTACGTTGACGGTGCGGGTTATCTGGCTTGTGCGGGTGAGCTGGTGGATCACGATGGGTGAGGTGTTAGAGTTTAAGCGTCATTGGGTCTGGTTCTTTGATAAAGATGGCGTGACGTGTGACTATTGCTTGCAGCATACTCGCGGCAAGGTGTTTGAAGGCATGCAGGCAATAGTGTGCCACAACTGCGATGAGGCTTTGCTGCTGATCGACGAAAATACCAGCCACGTTTTGACCGTAGATTTTGATGATGAGGATCACGACGATGTCAGCTAGATTGCCTGATGAGGTTTGGGTTGAATTCCTGTCACGCGTGACTTCTGGTAGAGCTGGTCAGTCAGTGTGCAAGGACAAGGACATGCCAGCTTGGGGTACAACGTGGAACAAGATACATAACGACAAGGACTTTGAGCGCAAATACATGAACGCGCTGGCGTCTCGCGGCATGATCTATGCGGATCAGTTGGACGAGATAAACAGGCGGGTCTTGAATGGTGAGATTGATCCGCAGGCCGCTAGGCTTGTGTCAGATAACTTCAAGTGGACTGCGGCTAGGTTGCTGCCGAAGGTGTATGGAGACAAGCAGCAGGTCGATGTGACGCATGAGGCTGGTGGGTCTTACCTCGATCTATTACAGCAAGTGAACAAGGCGGCTCAGTTGAAGCACGTTGATGTGGTTGAACAGAAAGAAGACACAAGTGACGGATTACGCGCACGCGCGACCAAAGTTAACCATATTTCAGTTAACTCTGATCTGCCTAAAAAGCAGGCAAACAAGCGCAAGAAGGGCAAAAAGTTATCCACAGGCAGCTAAGTCATTGTATTTGCACGATACGCGTTACGCATAATTAACGTTATGCGACATTTCTGCAAAATATGTACAAAGTTAACCCAAAATCGGTTAACACCCCCCCCATCAAGATATCGCGGGGGCGGAGATAAAAATATATACCCC